CAAACTCTTGTATTTCTCACATCAAAATGTAAACGTCATTTTGAAAATCAACGAAGATTAATTAAGAAAGGAGAAAGTTTAGTTGCTTCTCGTAAATATTGTTCTATTTGCAATTTGGCACATACATTTTGCAATTGTGAGAATGTTAATGAAGTAATTCACTCTGAACAACAAGCTTCTTTGGAGGATTCTTTTGATTTTATTAAAGATCAATTTGAAGTTATGGGAGTTCGTACATCCAATTTTTTAAATAATGTGCCAACATTCTTGTTTACTAATAAGATAGTTACACGAACATATTTATTATGTAATGCTCGTGGATTTCTCAATTTTGAGAAGAAAATAAGGAAAAGTATATCATTATCACTTATTTTATTTTTGACAGCTACGTCTTTATTTAATTCTATTGGTTCTCTGTTATATAGTGGATTTATCATCTTATTTCATATATTAATTTATGGAAGCTTGTTAGCAAAATGGCGTGATGATAGAATGAATGAATTACTCTCTCGTAGAGATTCTACTATTGATGTTTTTAGATCTATTAGAGAAAGTAAAACTAAGGTATTCATTAGCATGTGTGCTATAGCTGGAGTTATTTATAAATTTACTAGTCTCTTTCGTGCAGCAGCTGCCCTTCAACAATCTGCACTTGTTCCAGATAATGTTGAGGAAATTGAAAAGAGAGATTCTGAAGTCAATCCATGGGCAACCGCTGTAGCATCTGAACTACATGTTACTGATAAATCTGCCACTATGACTTTAGATCAAATTTTGAGTAAAATTGAAGGCAATTTATGCCATGGGGTATTTGTAGAAAATGGATTTCAACAAAAATGTGATGTCTTGGCACTCGGGGGTAATACATTTATGATGCCTCTTCATGTTTTTAAAAATCGCAAAGACATGCGTGCTCTCATTGTTAGGAAAAATCCAACTGAACTAAACTCTACTTTTAAAGCTATTGTGAGTACAGATTATATGATTCCTATTCCTATAAAAGATTTATGTCTTGTTAATATTGCTTCTGGAGGAGTTTTTTCTGATATACGTCATTTATTTCCGGAAAAAATAACTGCATCAGGTTCCGGTCATTTCCTATATAAAAATGGTGATGGTTCTATGAGATCAGATGCTATTAGAATCAATTATACTTCAGATTCTAAATCTGGAGGTCCGGGATATGATTATCAACTACCATATAATACTTTTACTGGTTTGTGTATGGGTGTTGTAGTTGCAAATTTTGCACGTAAATGTATAGGAGGTATTCATTTACGTGGTATTCCAGATAAACCTAGC